GCAGGGAGATAACACAGATATTGTGACTATCTTACACTGGAGAGCATCTGATGAAGACTCAGATGGTAACACAGGGTCAGCTTATGGCACAGTCGGTGTAACACTTGTAGGTACACCAACACCATATGCAGATATCACAGAGACACAGGCTATTGGATGGGCTAAAGATGCACTTGGTGCAGACGAAGTGGCATCAATAGAAGCAGGTATAGCTAGTCAGATAGATGCAATGGCTAACCCAACAACAGCAAGTGGAGTATCTTGGTAATGACTGAACAATCAAACGTAATCACTATTGATGGTAAAGAGTATAATCAAGAGGACTTATCTCAAGACCAAACCTACTTTATCAATCAGATAAAAGATTTACAAACCAAGGGTGCTAATCTTAGATTTCAACTAGACCAAGTAACTGTAGCTCAGAATGCTTTTACTAACTCACTGATACAGTCCTTAAACAAGGAAGAGGAATCTGTCCCAGATGAAATTAGAAATGAAGCCTGAACTCCAAGTACAACTGGAGCTTGAAGCCCATGAGAAAGAATGTGCAATACGTTACAAAGTAGTTGAAGATAAGCTTTGTGCTTTGGATAAAAGACTTTGGAGACTAGAAGCAATGCTCATGGCTAGTACAGTTACTGTCGTAGCTTTAATGATAAGTATAATAATGAAATAGAAAGGTAAAGAGATGCTTGACCCCATATCAGCTTTTGCTGCAATTACTGCTGGGCACAAAACTATTATGGGTGCTATAAAAATAGGCAAAGATTTAAGCTCTCTTTCCACAGCTATTGGTAAATTTGCACAAGGAGAAGCTCATCTTCAACATGCTGAATCACAGAAGAAGAAGAGTAGGTTCTCTTTTGCAGAAGATTCAGCTATAGAAAAGCACTTTAAGAAAGAAGCTCTAGAAGATATGAGAGATGAACTGCGTAAAGCTTTCCAGTACTTTGGAAAAGCTGGACAATGGGAAAGACTCCAAGCAGAAATAGCCCAAGAAAGAGCTAGGATTAAGAAAGAACTAGCTGAACAACAGAGAATAAAAGACAGAAACTTAATGATAACCACAGTCACTGCTCTAGTCGTACTAGGTACAGTTGCTATTGTAGCTTGGGTTAAGTTCCTGCAAGGAGGATTCTAATGTTTAAACTTCTTGTTATAGCTTGTGCTATAGCAGACCCTAAGATGTGTATAACCTTTGAGGACACACTAAAGAAACTAGAGACTGAGCAACAGTGTATAGAAAGAGCTTACGAGATGAGAAAGGATATTGTAGAAGAACTAAAAGATATGAAGCCTATTGTCTACAAATGTATAGAACTTCAGAAAGGTAAATTTACATGATAGATTTTTATTTAAGTATGTCTAAATTCTTTGGTAAGATTAATGCTTACTTCTACAACAAACATGTTAAAGCTTTAAGAAGAAAACAGATTAAGGAACGTACAAGATGATACAAGCATTAATAGCACCAGTTGCTTCACTGTTAGACAAGTTTATCCCTGATGCAGATACTAAGCAAAAGATTGCCCATGAGATTGCAACAATGTCAGAGAAACATGCACAGGAGTTAGCAAAAGGTCAACTAGAGATTAACAAAGAAGAAGCCAAGCACAGGTCACTGTTTGTTGCAGGTTGGAGACCCTTCTTAGGGTGGATACTAGCAGCTGCAATGGGGTGGCACTTTGTATTTGCACCTGCTACAATGTTTGTTTGTGCTTACTTTAACGTACCCATACCAGCTTTACCAGTGTTTGACATGGATAGTCTTATGACTGTACTACTTGGTATGCTTGGTTTAGGTGGATTACGTACAGCAGAGAAGATAAAAGGTATAACTAAATAATGGAAGTTGAGATAATAAGCATATTCTTACAAATATTAACACTACTAGCTGTCTGTGCAAACACAGCTATTAACATAGTATATAGGTTGAAAAAATGAGTCTTTATGAAAACATTAACAGAAGAAAGAAGCTTGGTATATCTAGACCCAAGTCAAAGAGTACAGTATCAGCTAAGTCATACGCAAACATGAAAGCAGGTTTTCCTAAGAAAAAGAAGACAGATAAATACAAGAAGAAAACATAATGTCAGCAGATAGAAAAACAATAGATAAGCTACATGAGGAAGTAACTCAACAGTTACTCCTACGTGTACGTAGTGGAGAGGCAACAGCCAGTGAGTTATCAGTAGCTGTTAAATTTCTTAAAGACAATGGAGCATCCTTAGATGTCATAACGTCAGACAATCCTATGGCTAGTTTATTACATGAGCTACCCTTTGATGTAGGAGAAAAATTACAATGAGAGAAGCACCAAATGCTACACTAAAACATATTACTGTAACTTTAACAGGAGGTAACTGGACTAAACTAATAGACACAAATGTTCAACGTACTTACTTAATGATACAGAATAATGCAGACTCACATCAAATTGAGGTAGGATTTGGTACAAATACAACAGCTCCTACAAGTGGTTTTGTTATAGATGGTGCTACTTCTAATCATAAGACACACGAAGTTACATTTCAGTTTAACGTAGCTCCTATCAATGCTGTGTGGGCTAAAGCAGAAGATATACATGACCATCCTTTACATGTGGTGTACGATGACTAACATTCCAGAACAACTTAAAGATTTTAGAAACTTTACATACCTTGTATGGTCACACTTAGGCTTACCTGAACCCACTCCAATACAGTATGACATAGCTCACTACTTGCAGAACAGTCCAAAACGTAGCATAATAGAAGCTTTTCGTGGTGTAGGTAAGTCTTACATCACTGCTGCATACGTAGTACATCAGCTACTACTTAACCCTGAACTAAAGTTTATGGTTGTATCAGCTTCTAAAGCACGTGCAGATGACTTCTCAACCTTTACACAACGTATCATTGTTGAGCTTCCTATGTGCCAACACCTCGTTGCTAGAGACGGTCAGAGATGGTCTAAGATAGCTTTTGATGTTGCACCAGCCAAAGCCTCTGGAAGTCCCTCAGTGAAGTCCGTAGGGGTCACAGGACAGCTAACAGGTTCTAGAGCAGACATAATCATTGCAGATGACGTAGAAGTCCCTAACAATTCTATGACTCACATGATGAGAGAGAAGCTGTATGAGACTGTTAAAGAATTTGATGCTGTGTTAAAGCCTGATGGAAAGATTATTTACTTAGGTACACCTCAGAATGAGATGTCCTTATACAACATACTACTTACTCGTGGCTATGACATGAGGATATGGACAGCACGTTACCCTACTCTAGAACGAGCAGAGAAAGCCTATGGGGGTAGGTTAGCACCTCTCTTGTATGATTCTATGCAAAAGGAGCAAAAGGCTCTGTATGGGCTTCCTACAGACCCTAAACGGTTTGATGATGAAGACTTGTTGGAAAGAGAGCTTTCATATGGTCGTTCAGGTTTTGCATTGCAGTTCATGTTAGACACATCTTTGAGTGACTCCAACAAATACCCACTCAAGTTAAGTGACTTAATCATATATAGCTGTGATAAAGACACTGCTCCTGAGAAAATAGTCTATGGTATTATGAAACCCATGTTAGACATTCCTAACGTAGGTTTATCAGGTGATAAGTTCTATGCTCCAGAAGATACTATAGGTAGGTTAGACTATCAAGGCTCTATATTAGCTATTGACCCCTCTGGTAGAGGTAGTGATGAAACAGCTTACGCAGTTGTCAAGATGTTAAACGGATACTTATACGTTACTGATGCAGGAGGAGTAGCAGGAGGGTACTCTGAGAGTACACTGCAGCACCTAACAGACTTAGCAAAGATAAACAAGGTTAACATGGTACTTGTTGAGAGTAACTTTGGTGATGGTATGTTCACAGAACTACTAAAGCCATACCTACTTAAGACACATCCTTGTACGTTAGAAGAGGTTAGACATAGTAAACAGAAGGAAAACAGGATTATAGATACCCTTGAGCCTGTTATGAACCAGCATAGACTTGTTATAGACCCTAAGGTCATACAAAAAGACTATGATAGTGTACAGTCTATGCCACCTGATGTAGGTATTAAGTACATGTTAACGTATCAAATGACACGTATAACTAAAGTTAGAGGAGCATTAGCCCATGATGACAGGCTTGACGTACTTGCTATGGCAGTCCAATACTGGGTTGACCAGATGGCTGCTGATGCAGATACAGAAATACGAACAAGAAAAGAAGAACTACTAGAATTAGAACTAGATAAATTCATGTCTAACCTCAATATGAGCAAGGAAAAGCCTGTTCAACAGAGTTGGATAGAGTTCTAAAGTTACAACCAAGATACCCCCCTGTTAAACATATATAACTATGTGTTAGTTTTATAGTTAGATATCCATTGTTTGACAGGGTTTAGTTCTCCTGCTGCTACTAGGAGTTAAAGATACTGGTTGTATTTTGGTAGAAAAATCTGAAACAGTATTTAACACAAAGTAGAACGTGCGTTTCCCCAATAGCACGCGTTCCTTTTGTTGCAAATCTGCAACACTTCTTTAACATGTGCAACAATGTGCATAAAAGTTAAGCATTTCTTCACCAGCTGGGAACATGTGTGACATAAGTGCAACATGTGTGACATTTTTATCACATGTTTATGTCTCTCTCTATCTATTCTTTTTCGATACTATATAATGTTAAAAAAAAGTTTAATTATTTTTAACTTTTTTAACTTTTATGTTTGACTTAATTTAAAAAGTATGAATATAATTAAAACAATTGAGAATGACAGATAACAGCAGTCTCTTAAAAGCAAAAGAAACTCAGCCTTTTAACTGCACTAAAACAAATCAAACTCAGTTAAGTTTTAGAATAAACGTTAGATTAACAAAGTTTCTAAAACAAAATTAAAGAAAGTTAAAATAAAAGTAGACAAGTTAAAGATAAAAGATTAGAGTTTAAAAAACTAAGGAGGCAAGACAAAAGATAAAGTAAGATAAACTAGGTTTAGTATCACCAGTAATAGTCCAAGGTATCACTCAAAAGGTGTAGGACGTCAACGATACTCAAGTAACATGAGAACCTTGGGGGTAGCCAAAGACTGTAAAGCCAGTGCCTTAGATTAACCTTACTGTAACGCAGGCAGTACCAGTATTCAGTAGGGGGGGGGTGTGCCAAGACTAGGAGG